CGGTCACTACCAGTTACAAGATAAACATCATTAGTTCCAGCAAAATATAACATCTCTTGCAAGAACTCTGGATCAATCTTACCTCTACTAGGAGTTAAGGTTCCGTCAATATCAAAAATAAATTTTTTCATTTAGATTCATTATCTTCCTCTGGTTGTTCAGGAGGATTAGTAATAGATAATGACTTAACAGGACAAGGTGTATGGCTAAGACTCTCATCCTCTACAAGAGCATAAGAAGGTGAACCAATCAAAAACAATAACAAAATTATTTTCATCACTTATTCTTCAGTCTTTTTCTTTTTAGATCCGATGTTATACTTGGTTTCTAAAATCCAATCATTTTTGTCCTTATATGCCAGAACCTTAATTTGGTTCAAAGGAGCAATGTCTTGAATTTTATTTACATCTACGATACTAACCAATCCCCAATCAGCAATAAGTTGAGCAATACGATTCCGACGCTGAACGTCATTAGAAGTAAGGTTAGCGTGTTTTCCATCTAACGCAAATAATTCTTTAAAGTGTACGAGATAGTATCTACCTTGCTTATGAAGAATGTGGCAAGATTGATATATCTTCTTTTCCTTTCTCGATGCTACACCAATTCTAGTTAAGGTTTCTCTAACCTTAAGAAAATCATCTGGTTCACCCAAGGTTACTTCGACCATTTGATCGGGCGACCACTTCACCTCAGATTCTTGAACGACGCTCATTGTCTTCCTCCAATTTCAAATTTCGATTTTATAAAATTAAGTTGTTCTTTTGTGAGAATTCGTAGAGCTTGTTTCGCCTTTTCGTTACTATAACCATAATAACGTTTCACCAAGTCAAGGTCTTTGATTTCATCTTTACGGAGCCAAGGAGAGAATCTCTTCTTAGATCTCAAGATATTTATAAAAAAGTCATATTGAAATTTCTTTGGTAAAAAATGATACTTGTTCATTTCATTTACAGACATAATACAGTCAAGATGTCCTGACAAACACCTATTAATAACATAAGCAGGATACTCTTTTTCAACAGAAGGATCCTCATCAATCAGATTCTTCTTTGTCGAATTAATAGAATTTAACCAATCCTTCAATTCCATATCAAGTCAGTTTACCTTTAATAATACCAAGAATAACTTTAAAGAATGACATAAAACCATTCCCCTGTAATTCGTCAAACATATACATGTTTAGACGGAAAGCATAGTTTGCCTCATTAATTATAGCATTAGCTTGTGATTGATTGATAGGTAATGAATTTAAAGTAGTTCTGTAAGATGTTTTAAATCCTTTCTTATCAGTAATTCCTTCAAACTCATAGAAGTGTAATCCTTCACCTTCTCTCAAATCCATGGCTTTCTCTGCAATACCTTTAAGTATTTGGCCACCGGAAAGATCACCCAAGTATCTGGTGTAATGGTGACCAACCAATAATTCTGCGTCATCCTCTGCTACCTCCCTAATACGATTTACATAACGTTGACATGCCTCAGAAGGGGCAATAAGTGCTCTCCAATTGGGACCATAATAATATCGAAGATCCCTTGATAAAGGTTCTGTTCGATTAAGAAGTTTAGAATGGACTTTACCAACTATAGGATGCTCACTTAGTTTATCTACTTCTTCCTCCATAGCACGGTAAATGAAATAAAAGTTAGCAACTAATTGCTTATAACTTTCCTCACTTACAACACCACGTAAGAATGATCCAATAAACTTGGTATTCTCTGCTGCGGTATGAGACTTTTTAGTCTCTGTTTTTAACTGTAATGCGAAATCTGATACGGTCATTGTTCTATGCTGTAATTCATTAATAGTAATTCTTTTCTATCCTTCTGATCTCTCATATATTCACCAACAGATCTCATAGTATAAGTTAAATCAAATTCAGCAGCATTCCAACCTTTAAATCTATCTTTAACAAGTTGATCTGAATTATAACTAACCATCATTGGGATATTATACTTGTCACAATCTTTAGCAAACTTATCATGATCAAATCCTTTATGCATTGATCCCTTACGTCCATAAAGATTATCTTTAATATCATAAGGAGGATCTAGATACATGAATATTCCATCATGCATATCATGTTCCATAAGGTATTCATATGAATATCCATTTATATTCCAATGAGAAATTATTTCAGAGTATCCAGGTAATTTCTCAATCCCCCGTATTGAAAAATTGCTATTGGAAGCTTGAGATGAAAAACTAGAGCTTTCCGTAAGACCACTAAAGGAACACTTGTTAACAATATAAAAAGCCACAGCACGGTCAAGGGGTGAACAATCCCTGCTATTAATGCGTTCTTTAGAACTATTGAAAAGTTCTCTTGCTGAAACTGGTTCATTATGTGTAGATTTTAATTCTAATAATTGATCCTTTAATTCTACCCCAAACATCTGCAAATTTTGCCAGAAGTTTACAAGAGGTTCATAAAGATCATTGACAGTAATCTTTAGATGAGGATACTGCTTACTAATATGTAGTGCTACACTTCCACCACCAAGGAAAGGTTCACGAAACTCAACATAGTTTCGCAAATCAGGAAAGTATGGATCCATCTTTTTACAAGCCCTTGACTTTCCGCCAGGATAGCGCAAAGGTGTCTTCAGAGACTTATATGAGTTCATATTTCAATTGGAGGATCTGTAGGATGCATAAGTCCATCATCCCATTCAAAAGGAATCATCATTGGATTACGTCCAAATCTTCTCTGTCTTTGTTCTATTATTATAGGTGCTTCTAAAATACTTTCAAGAGTTTTTGACATCCTACGATATCCAGATCCAACATAAAGTTGTCCAGCAAATACAGATACCGTAGCAGCACCCCAGAAGATATAATACCATCTGGATTTAACTTGGTGCCTTTGTTTCTTTTTTAATTTAGTCATTTTCATCATGTGGTTCATATTCGGAGGGTGCGGTATCTTCCCAGTTTGGGGGATCCTTTTCCCAAGGTCTAGGATGATTAAGATTCATCCATTTCTTAACCAAGTCCAAAACTTTTTTCATTTTTTCTCAAGTTGTTTCTTCCACTCTTTAGTAAGAAGTTTCAACTCCTCAATACGTTTGTCTGCTTCTTTAATTTTTTCTTTTAAGTAATCACTCATTTGAATTCACATTCTATCATGATTTCCGTTAAACACGCAAGCATATTTATTTCCTGATCTGCGACGAACGCTGCCTGATACTGATACTTAGCAATAACAAGAACGGCGGCAGGAATAGTGTTAGGGACCAAGGTATCATAAAGAACATCGTAGATACGACGCGATAATACAGTAGTATCATTGTCCATATTACTGTTGATCCACTTACGTACTTCAGGAAAGTTCTTTTCTTTAAGGTTCTTAATAAGGTCATTTACAGCAATGTCCGTGAAAGTTGCAAGTATTCCCGAATCAATTTTGCCCCCGACCGAGTACCGCTGACACTCATTAAGAATTCGTCTCCAATCAGGAAAATGTTTATTAATGAGCTGAACAAGAACTTTCTTATCAGCCTCAATCTGTTCCTTATCCAAGATGAAGTTGAGTCTTTTGAAGAACTCCGCAGCAATTGTCTGCTTCTCTTTACCCTTGACGCTGAATTCGACCACAGCACACCTTGAATGTAAGGGCGTGAGTATCTTATTCTTGTAGTTACAGGTAAAGATGAATCTACAGTTACTTGCGAACTCTTCAATAAACGCCCTGAGGAGGAGTTGAACATCGTTGCCCGTGTTGTCCGCTTCGTCGATGATAATAACTTTGTGCTTTGCTTCCGACGCAAGACTGACGGTCGATGCAAAGTTTTTCGCATTATTACGGACGGTATCAAGGAACCTGCCCTCGTCTGACCCATTAATGACATAATAGTCTACCCCTAGTTCGTTACATAGTGCTTTTGCTACCGTAGTTTTGCCAACACCAGGAGGTCCAGCAAGTAACATATTCGGTATTTCACCTGTATTTAGAAAGTCTCTAAAGGTTTTCTTTATATTCTCTGGGAGAATACATTCTTCAATTGTCTTAGGTCGATAAGATTCAACCCAGATAAAATCACTCATGATAAAACAGTATTAAGCAAAATTCTGGTCTGATGTTTACTTGGTGAATGACCAGTATGAACATAGCTACCATCAAATAATAGCATACGTCCTGCCTTTGGTGCAATAGTTTCTTTAATCTTCATATTAGAATACGTTTCACCGTATTCCCCTTTCTTATCATATATTACAGTATCTCCATCAGTATCGTTAAGATAAACAATTGTTGCCACATGTTTAAT